GACTAATCATCTTTCCAACTCTTGTTCCCTACGGGACCAAGACTACTGTCCTAAGGATAGTATCAACTGATTTTCACAGTCAACACCGTCCATAAAGAGCCTCATAATCGAAACCCTTTAAGACCTAATGTGAACATTAGAAGAGGTGTAATAGCTAACACCGTCAAGGCTAATTCACAGTACAATTCTGAAGAACGAGTTTTTCTACGCAACTTATTAAAGTCCGTATACTCGTTTTTTAACTTTTTCGGTATTAAAACCGATCAGGTCTTCAGAAAAGTATACAAAAGATTGATTATCTTTTGTCATGCTTACACTATTAATAGTGTAATCGAGTCGTTTAAGTACTTCACTTCATTCAGAATGAATAAGTATTTATGTGATCCAGTCGTACCAGATGAACCGGTACACTTCTTTGATTTCCACTTGGGTTGTCTAAATTATTTCAACCGACGCAGTGCTACAAAGAAGAAAAGAACTCTTAGTTTCCTTGTCAGTCTTCTTTATTTGAAGAGGGACTGTCCACCTTTACCTCAATCTTTTATTATAAAGAGTGAGGAAAAACATAGGGATACACTCTCGTGTTATCCTATTATAAGGGAGGATGTCAAGGACTATTTGCTCTTTTCAGATAAGGTTAGGGAGATTATTAAGAATATCCCTAATTTCAAAACAAAATGTGTTTCTTCTTTATCAAGAAGATCATGTTTCGAAAATTCCTTATCGAAAGGTGGATCACAGGGTATTGTATCACTTAATCTTCAAAGTACAAGACATGTTGATTTGAGAAAATTTGCTATTATTAATAATAGCTTCTCCTCAATAAAACCTCATTCTTGTTTAGATGATTTTGATACCATACACTCTTCCGTCAAAGTTCATAGTATTCTTGAACCGTTGAAGATTAGAACAATTACCGCTGAGCCTGCTAACTTCTTTCCGATGAAAGAAGTTCAGCTTTGGCTTTGGCGCTCTCTTCAGAGATTTAATTGTTTTCCTCTAACACATGGCAAGGATGTTTTGATAACTCTTAATAGTTTCAAAAATGAACAAGGTCTCCCCTTATTAATAAGTGGGGACTACACTGCAGCTACTGACAATTTGAATAGAGATGTCATAAAAGAATTCACAACTCTCCTTCTCCCTAAGCTTCCTCCGGTTTACCATTCTTCCTTTTTAAGGAATAGTGGTCTTCACAATCTTCATTATAAAGATGGTGAAGTGAGGAAACAGGAAAATGGACAGTTGATGGGTTCTTTGACTTCTTTCCCTATTCTTTGCTATCTTAATTACATAGCATATTGTCGTGCGAAGGACATCTGTCCTTCTGGTCTATCTGATGATGTCACCATTAATGGTGACGACATTTTCTTCTTCGCTAATGAAGAAGGATACAAAGTGTGGGATGGAGTAGTCCGAGAGTTCGGATTTACACCATCCTATGGAAAGAATTATGTAAGTAGGAACTATTGTACTATTAATAGTCAGTGGTTCTCTTACAAAAATAAATCTTTCGAAAGGGTACCTTTTGTAAATTGGGAACTTCTTAAGAACGGAGATATTAGATCCGAACATCAAAAAGTTTCCAATTACACACCCGAAATCTTACCTGGATTGATATCCAAGTTTTTGGAACAAGGTGAGAATGGTAGTAATAAAAAGAAGCTTTTAGCTCTTTTTAAGTATCGCCATTTCCAACTTATCAAGAAATCAGGAAGAGATTTTGAGGTACCTATACACTTTGGTGGATTATATCCATATATAGATAGACCGAAAGCAGTGATAAATCGTAGTATTAACACTACGAGAGGAAGAGCATGCTATTATGCCAACAAATCTGGTGTGTTCTCTATCAATAGAGAACTCCAATTTAGCCAGATTATTGGAAAACGACTCGACGAATACGATTCTTCTCCTGATGATCCTCAAACAAGATTTATTATACCTGGTAAGCTTTCCTTCATAGAAAGATACAAGATTCTTAAACCTTGTTTTAGAGGATTTAGAGAAATATTAAAATTTCTCAGAAAGAATGTGGATATTAATATTCACAGTCGTATTCGTGTATTGTGATAGGCGCCGGCCTTACTTCTAATGTAGGCCCGTGGTCAAATTTCTTGAAGCCAAAGAGCTCTAAGTTTCAATTTTGAAAGGTAAATGGAGGGCTGGCCTTAATTGGCTGTCCCCGCAAATCCATTCCGCAACAGAAAACAAAATTACTCTTATCTCCATTAACTTGACGCTGAAATCGACCCGAT